GTGTGTATAATTAATTTGAAATTCTTTCTTTTTTATTTTATTTAATTGTAGTTGTAATCAAGCCATCAGGCTCAACTGTGAACTCTGGCTTATCAGCAAGTGAGCCATCTTCTTTGAGATAGTACCAACCTTTTTCTGATTTAACAAAGGCATTAGAGACCATAGCGCCTTGCTGGTAGTCTAAGAAATACCATGTTTCCTGATATTTAACCCAACCAGTAACCATTTCACCATCTTCTTTGAAATAGTACCATTTATCAGCAATCTTCTTCCATCCAGTAGCCATTTCGCCAGACTTGTCAAAGTAGTACCATGCACCATCTGGTCGTTTCTTCCATTTATCCGCAAGCATATAACCCGAACCGTCAAAATAATACCAAGTCCCGTCAATCTTTTCAAATTGCTCTTTAGGGTAAGTTCCGTCTGAACGTACATACCAGTATCCTGTGTCGTTCTTCTTCCAACCTGGTTCAACAACTAGTCCGTGCTCAATATCGTGCTTGAATTGACTGCGACTGATACCCCATTTTGCCAGATATGGATAAGGGTCTACGTGATCTGAGTTATTGTTCGGTTGGTTATTCGTGCAGTATTCATGTGTCTTAATTCCTGCAAGGTCGTCTGTATCAAGAGTTTTAGGAATGCCTGCCTCATCTGCAAGGTCACGTAGTAGTTGGATGTAAAGGCGATAATCTGTCATGAACTCTTCTTCAGTTGAATGGCTTTCAATTAATTCAACTGCTGCATAACTCTCAGCATTCCAGCCACCCCCAACATCCCAACTTCCGTTGTTTACAGGCCCTACTTGCATAACTCGACCATTCCCCACAACGTGAGAGAAAAAACCAAGTTCAGGGTCTTTTCTGTAGTGGTAGTCTGCTTCATTCTGAGCGGTTGAGTTTCGGTTTCCTGTTGAGTGAGCATGTACTTGTCTGTAAGGTCTCACACCGACCTGAGGAAGATTCGTTCTTAATCTACTTTTATCAATATCCATTTTATTTTCCTTTCATATTACGGTTAAGTTGTTGGCCAAGGGTCATCTGTGATGTAAGATATTGACGAAACCCTGATGTCTCCGATATCTTTATCAGTTGGTACTGGGTCTGTGAATTGGAATCGTAAATGATTTGCATCACCATAACCGCCTACATACCACGTTCCATATGGAATACCATCATCGTTGAAAATCTGACCAATTAGTGAATTGGAAGCTCTATATCCAGAAGGTATACCACCGTTTGCTATAAGGAAACATTTCTTTTCACGGTTCCCTGGATGCGCAATAAACGCTGGATTACCACGTCTAACAATTCCGAACCAACCCCATTGTAGTCCACCGAATTGGTAATATACCGTATCGTTGATACGTCGGACGCGTACGTAAGAATTACCTAATTTAGATAACACGTTTAGGTTTTTCCAACCGGTATCACCGTCTAATACAACCCATCCTTGGTTACCTGACGGGGTACGCTTAATCCACTTCAATGCACCGTTTGTTTTACGTGTATCAACATAGGTTTGACCTAGTGTACCTTCGACTTTACCGTTTGGCATACCTTCACCTGTAAGTTCACTAGATGAGGTTGATGCAGATGGTGCATTTTGACTGGAAGCTGGTAAGATAATACTTCCACCACCGTCTGATAGTGTTACAATGTTTCCATTGATACTGATTCTCTGAGGAATACCCACGCCATCACGACCATTTTCTCCTTTTGGACCAGTTAAACCAATAGGCCCTTGAGGTCCAGCGGGTCCAGTCTGTCCGATTGGTCCTTGTTCCCCTCTTTGTCCATCTTGACCTCGTTCGCCTTGCAAACCTTGAGGGCCGATAGGTCCTTGAAGTCCGTCTGCCCCTCTTGGCCCAGTATCACCTTGTGGACCACGTTCGCCAGTTTCACCCTTGTCCCCTTTAGGTCCAGGAGTTAGTGAGATATTGCGTAGTTCTTCTTTGGTAGCAAACTGACTTGTGTTAAGTTCAGGCTTATTTTCTAAGACCTCTAAACGCTGTTTTAAGGCGCTATCGTCATAGATGGTATCTTTGTCCGCCTTTGTCTTTAAAGTTTCAATATCGATTGAAATATTGCTTATTTTAGCACGAATACCACTGTCGTCATAAGTTCCACCTTGCGCTTTGATTTTTGTAAAGAGTTCGTCCAATTCTGCCTTAGTTACAACATCCTTAACGTTAACAATTCGCCCTGATTCACGTTCAATGAGTGGTGTTTTAACTGCTTTATCAATCTCACTCACATGGACATTAAACATAAAGCTATACACATCTGCTGACTGCTCTACTTTTTCAAAGTAGATGTACCCAATAACAGACTCATCTGTCGTGATCAATGATGTATCGAATTGAACCGTAAAGGAATTACTTTCGATTGTTGCTTCAACCTCTTGGTATCGCTTAGTTCCCTTGAAATAGAATAAACAGATGACCTTAGTAGCGGTCAATTCATCAAGTGTAAATTTGAATTCAGCAATGCTTTTATCATGACTATAAAATTCTTTATAAAGCCTATCTACATCTCGATTGTTGGCTGAAATGGTTAATTTTTTCTCAATAACCTTCTTCAAGTGCTACCTCCTTTCTTTTAATAAAGAAAGAGAACCCCAAAGGGTTCTCAACTATTATTGGTTCATCCAAGCGTCATTCATTTGTTTGACTGCTGACTCAACGAATGTGTCGAGGTCACTATCAGTCATGTGAATGTTGTACTTGCTAAGTTCTGCACGGATTTTAGTGCGTGCATGTTCTAATTTTTCATGGCTATTATAACCAGTTGTAGACGATACCTGCTCAACTGCATTGACTGCATTCTTAGCAAGGATTTCAACAATCTTGATTGTCTTTTCTCCGCCTTTTTGAACAAGATATTCTTTAACAGCCTTAACTGCGATACCTACCAAGATAACTAGAATGCTGATAGCACCATTAATTAAAATTTCATTGATTTGTTGCATCGTTTTTCTCCTCTACTTCGACTTCGATTTTGTCTTTTTGGTCAATGTTGACCAGAAACTGCCCAATCTTACGAGCATTGTCTTTCTTGATTTGATTGATGTAAGGTTTCAGGGACTCAGGGAATGCTAGTCCTATCATCTCCCAATTCTCAATCACTGAGAATAAATAATTGAAAGAAAAAAACATAGTCCAAGCAATCCCAAAACTACGGAAACCAAGCGAACGGGCATACATGGCAACAAGTAGGATGACTGCGAAAACAATGAAGTGTCGAATCAATCCCATTGTTCCAATTTTGCTATCAAAACGCTTAGTTTTAAATGCCTTGATGTAACCTGTCACAATATCCAGTACCATCAACCAAAAAAAGAAATGAATATATGGGCTGTAAGATAGGTTTTTGAGGTGTTCTATTAGTTCGTGAAATGCTAAGTCTTGCATAAACACCTCCTATTGAACAGGTTGTGTTTCAAGTTCACTATTGGCTTTAGGTGCATCCCATTTCCAAATTGCAAGGATGCCATTCTGAGATGGTGAGCCTTCGAGTTGTTTGAGTGATTCACCCTGATAGATGAATTGTTGGTTTGTTTGAATAAGGATGCGTTTCCCTTCACCGTTAAGTTCAACATGTTCAGGGTCTTCGATTGCAAACATTGAACCAGGAGCGTAGCTCTCACCAGTTTTAACAAGTGGAAAGAGGTCAACAAGTTCCTTGTAGGTTGTGCCATAAGCGATTTTCTCACCCATAATTGAATCTTGAGCCATAACACGAACTACCTTATTGATTTTCTCAGTGATTTCAAGTAACTCGTTCTGTTTATTTTCAGCCTGAGTAAGCTTTTGTTCAGCTTGCTCGATTTTAGATTGAGCTTGGACAATTGCTGAACCTGGATCTAGTTCAGCTTTAAGAACATCAAGAACCGCTTGAATAAGTGTTTCTTCCTTATCTTGAGTGCGGTCTCCTACGAGTTCACGTTGGTTGGTGCTGTAACGGTTGCCATCTTGCAAACGGATTTCAACCACGGTAGTGATTTGATTTCCTGCTCCACGAGTATATGGCTTAGTAGCCAATGAATAGTTGTTTACTTCCATTAATTTTGTCCTTTCAATTTCACTTCTTCAAATTTTGATTTAAGTTCTTCATCTGATTCGATGATTCGTTTCATTTGCTCAAGCTCCATAGCTGTAACTGTGTATAGAGCTTCTAGCGTAGCTGACTGAGTAGCTTCATTGCTGATTCTTTCACTTAATGATTTAATCGTCAGACTACTAATTTGCTTGTCTTGTTCGTTCATGTTGTTTTTTCTAACCTTTCAACTTTTTGATTTAATTCTTGAATAGCCTTGATGAGATAAGGTACGAATGTGTTGTAGTCAATGTGCAAGAAATCATCTTCGTTATCAGGATTCCTTGAAATAGCTTGTGGGATGATTTTCTCAACTTCTTGTGCAATCAGTCCGACTTCTTCGTGTTTGTGATTTTCGATGAAGTCAAATTTGACCATATCAAGCTTGTTGATAATATCCATGGCATTGACTTGTGTTGGTGCAATATTCTCTTTTAATCGCTTGTCGGATGCCTTGTCGATATGATACTTGACACTTCCGTCACCAACTTGATTCCACCAAACAACTGAGTTCTTACCCCCTGCTCGAGGAGTTGAACCTGTACCGTAGATTTCAGTACCGCCACGCATATAAACATCTTTATAAAATGAATTGTTTCCATAAAAGTTAACAGAGCTAGTGCTTGAAAAATCGACTGTCCTATAAAATGATGCGTCACCTCTACAAAACATTGCACCAGAATTAGTCACATACCAAGCGTTATTACCTGGTTTGCCCCAATCGTTTCCCCAGTTAACCCATAAGCACGTTTGATTTACTTGCCAACCACCGTCTGACATACCAACTCTAAAACTGTTGCTACCAGTCAGCCAGAACGTTGTCTGGTCTTTATCATGCGTACCAATTTGGAATCCTCCGATTTTGCCCTTATAACCTTCAAGTAAGGTTGCTGATACGACTACTGACCGTATTTTGTTGATAAATGCTGTTTTAGCGGCAAGCGTATCTGTGAATACATCACTAGCTACTAGCTTCTTCGCTAAAGCAGTATCGAATATCAACTTGTCTGCTGCAATCGAATTTGAGCGAATGATGTCAGTATTCAATGTTCCAATCTGTGCATCGCCAACAAACAATCGCTTGAAATAGCCGTCTATGGCTGTGATTTCATCAGCAAGCGTTCTACCTTTGAGTCGGATTTTATTAGCTTCAATCAAGATATTATTTGCGTTAGTATTGATTTGTGAAGCAATAGCACCAGCATCCGTCAGCGTTTGTATTGCGTACGAATCAGAAAGTTGAGTCACTTTCGTTTGTGTGACTACATCTTGTGCCGATGTATCATCCTTGAATTCATTCGGAGGTGTTTCACCACGAATAAGAGATACCTGACCAATTGCTACTTGACCGTTCTTCATCAACCAAATTTCCAGAGGGAATTCTCTTCCTTTAGTTGATGATTTCTTAACGGTCATCGTACCTGTGATGATTTGAATGCCAGTTTTTGTAAAAGTGACTCTGTCAGATGTAATACCAGTGTCTTCTGCCCATAATTCGATACCTAGAGGGGCATCTGGTAACACATCCACCCATACTTCCATGCGGTAGCTGAGTTTTTCGCCTTCCGTAAATGTAGATGTAGTAAGTGGCAATGTGAAACCGTGATAGACTGAATTGGTCTTACCAGTATTTGTAATCCTTAGTAACTTAGTTCTAGATTGGATCTTGACAACATCTGCTTCAGGTTGTTTCTTCTTCCACTTGCTGAAATTAGTAGGGTCAAACACAAGATTATAACTACTTTCAGTGAGTTTTTTGACTTCAGTCTGAAAAATTTGACTAGACATAACAAGCCTTGAAGCATTGTCTGCCACACCTTGCTCAGTCGTACCTAAAATCCTCTCATATAGCTGACTTGTCTCTTTGACACGCTGAAAATCACTCTGGTCAACTTTGCCATTTATTTGACTAGAAATTGTAGCAAAACGGCCATCCGAGGTTTCTTTGTATTCCGCTAACTTTTGTGTGACTTGTGTCTGTACTGCTTCCGCTGCTCTTTTTGCTTCTTCAGCACTTTCAGCAACTTGGATAGCTCTCGCTTGAGCGTTTTCTGCTAGTTCTTTAGCTTCTTTCGTCTGTTTGTAAGCATCGTCAAACTGACTAGGCTTATATGTTCCTGTTCTACTACCTCTGACAAGAATAGGCTCTTTGAACTCAATCCAACCATTTTTAGCTAAGAAGATATAAAATGGATAGTTATAATCTTCACCAAAAGCGAAATCTTCTTGGACTGTGAAAGTCTTTTGAAATTCTTGCCACTCGTTTAGAGGTGGCCTATTTTTGCCAATATCAGATGATAGCAATGATTTATTCAGACCGTGATTTTTTACGTTAAACGCAAACGTACTATCTGGATATTCTCTAATACGATACTTAAATCCGAGCGTATAGGTTTCATCTTTATATATTTTTTTAACGTAAATAGGAAGACTAAACCCTGACCAGTTATACCCAGTAAGGCCTTGCGCTTTGATTGTGAAAATACCATCTGTGACAGATACGCTTGCTTTCGGGTTATTGTTACCGACAAGTGTATGCTTATTCATTGTCATAGAATTAACGATCAGGTTATTATCATCAGTAACGTACTTCCCAACCTCAGTCTGGAATTTTTGGTCACTCATGACTAAACGTGAAGCATTTCTAGAAATATCACTCTCTGAACTACCAAAAGTTCGTTCATAGAGTTGAGCTGTTTCCTTGACACGTTGGAAGTCTGTTTGATTGGCCTTACCAGCGACTTGACTAGATAGATTCGCAAATCGTCCGTTTACTTGTTCTTTATACTCAGCTAAATAGACGATATTATTTGTTGCTATATCTCTGACTTCGTTTAAGCTTTGTATGCCGTTATTAGCAATTAACTTCGCTTCTTTCGCTAAATCTTCGCTTGCTCCAGCTTTTTTCAAAGCCTCTTCTGCTTTAGTTTTAGCTTCTTCAAATCCTGCTGGACTAAACTCGTGAAATCGTCTGTCGATTTCATCAGATAAAGCACGCTTGTTTTCTTCAGCTTTGGCTTTGGCGAGTTCGACACCGTCCAAAATTTCCTGTCTCAACAATCCAGCTTGATGATCAAAGGCTAAGTCAGCATTTTGAAGAGCTTTTTCAAGGGCGATTTCTTGAGCTGATTCTGTCACACCAATGATTGCATCAGCTGCGTTAGATAGCCCGCCAGAAGATCTAGAACCGCCAGTTCCCGCCTTATCATCGAAAGTCAGAGAGATGTACTCTTCTTTCAAGGCATCAAATTCATAAGCAATAGCTTTCTTGAATGCATCGACATTGTGTTTTCGGCTCTTGATATTGACCGTATCACCCATGTGAACAACTTGTCCATCAAGTTCATAGGCTTCAATTTTGATAGCATCAGAAACTTTGTCAATACCTTGATTCGTAAATTTAGCTTGTGCCCACTTCTTTAACTCTTCAACGGTATTTGCGTTATTGTTCTCATATTCTTTCTCATTTATGTAAGGATATGAGTTAATAAGAGGGCTATCAACCGTAACCTTGAGAGTCGTTTCTGTTTCTGCGCCTTCAGGTTTAAAAGTTGATTTAGCATGGATTCTTGTGACAACATTCTGACTATTCCTTGTACGTTGATAATCCTTCAGATTCTTGTGTGTTGTAATGACAACACCACGATTCTCACCACGATTTTTTTTGACAGTTATTGCAAAGTTATCACGAACTAGCTCACCTTCCCACGTTCCAACAATACTATGCTTTCCATCAAGTAATACAGAGTAAAGAGTTTCTGTTTCGGTCGTATTGAAGGTTCTACGTTCCTGGATATCGCTATTGAAAGAAAAATCTCCCAAAGCTGTTTTTGTATTTTGAACCATGCGAGAAAGAGCCATATCACAGCTCTGACTGCTTACGCTTAATGGTTTTATAGACCGTTGCATTACATCGTCTGAGATGTGATAGGCCGTTATTTCTAAGTGGTCATTGTGTTCAACAGGTGTTTTGATGCGGAATAACTGAGCACCGAGAATAGGAGTTGGTGCTTTTATCAACATATCTTCTTGAATGAGCTGATAAATTTCTGAGTCGGAAATAGGGTATTTCACAGTTAAGGTGAAATCGCCATTCATGGTCTCTTTAATAATCGCTGAAGTCGCTTCATGAAGTGGCTCGCCGTTCCAACGAACGGTTCTTACATCTTTGTCAAGTAAATAAAGCAATTATGCCCACCCCCAAACCGTCTCGATTTCAAGTGATTGAATGCCAGGTCCCAGAACGACACCGACATTTTTCAGTTTTGATGGATCAACAGTAATAAAATCTCCTGACCATTTAACTGATTTTCCTGTCGTAGTCTTAAAGCTTGGATTATCTGGATTGTTGACCATCACAAGCGATTCTGAAAGTTTTTCAAGACGAATAACCTGACCAGCGATTGTAAATGAAGTCTCAGTAGCACTCTGTCCAACAATTGTGATTTTAGGGAAGGCGAGAGCAGAGCCTTGAGTAGTTAAAACTCCGTTTCCTGTCAATCTTTGTGTGTCAGTGGTTTTGAAATATTTTGTAGGGTGGCAAGTGAATGTTACTTTCGTCATATACAAACCAGGTTGTGTTTCTTCAAGGTCACTAGCATTGGCCTTATAACACCAAAGACGAGTTGTTTTAACTCGTTCATTTTCTAACCAAAATTTCTCACGAATAAACAGACTCATGAACTGATTCATCTGTTCTTCAGTAGGTTTCACAAGATAGATTGAGTAAGTCTTCTTTACAAGTCCTCTGTGCTTGTTTGTCTGAACAATTGCCCCACTAATACCACCATGCTCTAAAAGTTCTGTCTTGCTTTCTCCTAAAGCAACGGAAGGAGGATCATGGACAATGACTTTGAAAGGAAAAGACGATGTTCTTACACCGTCAATCACAAGTTCGTTATGTTTTATCATGCCATACCTCCTCTCAATTGTGTCTTACGTTGCAGTTCATCAGCAATTCGCTGTGCTACTTGGTCAGCAATTCTGCTGATATCTGCTTCTTCTCTTACGATGTTTCCAGTAATTGTAATGTTGATGCTTGTTGGATTGTCTCCCATAGTCTGAGCAATACCACGACCAATCGCTCCAAGTGTTCTTTCATTAAGTGGCAATACCGCTTCATTCCCAGCTTCACCACCAACCATCATATTGTTACCGTTCATGCCAAAAATAGTCGGTTTCGTCATGATGCCACCTTTGGCATACCACTCAATCCCAATTCTAGGGATTTGACCTTTTAGCCAATCAAGAGGATTGGCTGATCCTGAAACGCTAAAATGTGGTAAAGGAATATGTGGCCAACTAATATTAAAATTAAACAAATTTTTGATGGCGCTGATAGCTGAGCTTACAAGGTCTTTTGCTCCATTTATAGCATTCCCGATTGAATCCTTGATTCCTGTCCAAACATTTGAAACAGTATTTGAAATACCATTTAATATGTTTGAAATTGTACTTGAAATTCCATTCCATACATTTGAAATTGTACTTGAGATAGCATTTATAGTGTTTGAAATGAACGATTGGATAGCTGTGAAGATTGTCTGAACAACACTTTGGATAGCTTGCCATACAGTTGAAAATACTCCCTTGATGGTTTCCCAAGCACCTGACCAATCACCAGTGATGATCTGCATAACTGCTTGAATAATACCGAGGACAACATTTATTGCAGTCTCAACAACTGTTTTGATGATTTCCCAAGCAGTAGTAATGACTAGTTGTATATTTGCCCAAGTGGCTTGGATTTGAGGTCCTAGATAAGCCATGACTGTGTCAATAACTGTTTGGATAGTGTTCCAAACAGTTTCTGTACTAGATCGAATAAGCTCTTGGTTTTCGTTCCACCATGTCACAACTGTTCCGAATATACTAGTTATGAAATTAGATATTTCACTGATAACAGTATTGATTACGTTTAATATTGCATTCCAGACATTAGTTACTACTTCACGGAATCCCTCATTCGTCTCCCAGAGATATTTAATCCCAATAACGAGTCCTGTTATTGCTGCTGCTATCAATGCAGCAGTTCCGATTATTGGTAATGCTGCTGCAACCATTGCCCCTATTGATGTATCTAAGGCAAGTGCTGCTGCTTGTAAAGTTAAAAATATCGGCGCTAGTATCCCAGCAACAGTGACGACACTTCCAATAACAACGATGAATTCTTTAACAGGACCAGGAAGCGAACTAAACCATTCAGCCATTGATTTTACAATATTTCCTAATGTTTCAAAGACAGGGGCTAGAACTTCAGCTATTGCTGCGCCTAGCTCTGACATTGCTAAAGTAACTGAGTTTTGAGCTGTCTTAAATTTGTCAATTGGATCAAGAGTAGCTTCAAAAGTGTTTGAGACTGTCCCTACTGAATTTTCAGCTGCTTCGGAGAACGTTTGAAAATCAAATGCTCCACGCTTGATAGCATCAATCATTTGAGGTGCTTTTTTAGCACCAAATATTTCCATTGCTAGTCCCATTGCTTCGGTTTCGCTAGTAGTATTTTTTATCTTATCAATTGTCTCGATAAGACCTTCTTTCAAAGTTTTACCTTGTTTAGCATAAGTTCCTGCTGCTTTTGTTAAACCTGACAAAGCACCTGAAGCATCCACCCCGCTCGTTTCAAATTGTCCGAGCAACGCTACACCTTCTTCAAATGAAAGACCTAGCATTTTAATTTGCGGTGCGCCTTCAATGGCTTTTTTCATCAAGTCATCGACTGATACACCAGTCGATTGAGCTGTATATGTAGTAGAATCTAGGACTTTTGCTAAATCACTAGTTGATAGCTCGTAAGCTTCCAAGGCTTTGCTTGCTGAAATAGTTGAATTGGTAATGTCTGTACCGTTGATTTCAGCAAACTTAATCATCTCTATGGAAACATCTTTGAGAGCATCGCCAGTTAGACCAAACTGTGTATTGACCTCTCCGACTGCTTCACCAGCCTTACTGAAATCTGTCGGGATCGTTGTTGCGATGTTTGAAGCAATATCTTGCATTTCTTTTAAACTATCGCCTGTCGCACCAGTTTTGGTCACAATAGTGTCCATGCCTTCGTCAACTTGTCTGAAGGCTTCTAATGCACTTTTACCAAAATCAACAAGCTTCTGGCTGATATCTGATAATTTCTCAGAAAATTGATTAAGTAACTCTGCTTTTAAAAGGTTATTTGTCTCACCTAGAGTATTAGCAGCTTGTTTACCCGCACTACCCAAGTTTTTCATTTCTTGAGATAGATTTGAATAAGCTGTCTTGGCTTGGTTCAGTTCTGCTTCCATTTTGTTAGCTTCGACTGAATTTTCGCCATATTCTTTCTTGGTTAGCTCTAATTGCTTTTCAAGGTTTTCAATTTGCTTAGCAACAATAGAGGATTGAGCACCAATCTTTTTCTGTGCCAGAGCTAGTTTTTCAGATTCGCTAGCATTGGCGCCTAGTTGACTTTCTTGTAGTTTAAATGAACTTACGACTTTTTCAGACTCACTAGCAAGTTGTTTCTGCTCTTTCTGTAAGTTTTGAAGCTGACTTTTGTTACTTTGGGTAGCATTGCCATTTTCTGACAGTGCTTGGTTGACGTTTGCTAGTTTTCCTTTATAGCCTTCAAGAACATTCTTGGTAGTTTCTACTTCACGTTGAAATGCTCGATACTGATCAGCGCCAATATTCCCACTCTTGAACTGTTGTTCAACCTGAGATTGTGCCTGTCTTAAAGTTTCTAATTTCTCTTTTGTATTAGAAACCTGTTTTTGTAGGACCTCTTGTTTTTGAGTTAATAGAGTTACATTCCCTGTATCGAATTTTAAGGCTTTGTCAATTTGTCTTAATTCCTGGGTTGCATCTGTTGCAGCCTTATTGACATTTTTGAGCGCCTTCTGTAAGGGTTGCGTATCTCCATCAATCTCAATCTTGATACCTTTAATATTTCCTGCCATATTTCCTCCTTCCTCTAAAAATAAAAAGAGCTGAGAGAACATCTACGACTGATAATGCAGTCGGATCAATAAACTTGACCTCAGAATCGCTCTCTCAGCACTCCTTTTCTTTTAAAAATTGTCAAAATCAGCTTGGTTGGCTTTTCGCTCACCTTTTTTACTTTCGCTACGTAAATTCACATAATCTGTTTGATAATCTAAAGCCATCCCGATTGAAATGTTCTTCAAATCATCAATAGATAATCCTGTTTCTTTACAACAAGACAAATAAGATTCTACTGTGAAGATTTCTTCGCTAGCTGTTTCTGACTGGTCTGGGACTTTTTTGTTGACATACTTGCATTCAGCATTTCCATCAACTCAGGTCCAATTTCTTTGATTGGGAATGTTTCCATTTCCATAAAGAATTGTTCGTAAGGTTTGATGTGAGGATTTGCAGTTTTAGCAAAAGTCCAAAATAGACGATTAAAGAATGTCATGTCAAAATCTGATAAGATCGAGATATCGACTTCATTCAATTCTTTTTCGTCAGAATTCAGTTTATTCAATTCAGACATAATGGATTGATTTTGCAACATTGAAAATAAATCCTGGAAATAATCCTTGCCGAATTGTTGTTTGTAGGCGATAGGAGTATAAGCGCTTGTTCCCAACTCATACTCTTTATCACCAACCATGATGATTTTGCGCATACTATTTCTCCTTAACCAACAGCGTTAGGTTCATAAACTTTTTCGAACCATTTGTTGTAGACTTCATTGTTATCAGCTGAAGTGATTGAACGTTTGATAACTGAGTCAAGTGGACGAGGACTAGCTTTGAAAGATAGCTCACGTTCGTTCACGTTCGTACCGTTTTTAGTTGATGAACCGTTTGATGGGCGACTTGCTGAACAGTAGTAAAGAACATGACGAGTCTTGTTCTTATCTCCAGAGAATTCAAACATAATAGCGAATGCTGTTGGTTCTGCATCTCCTTTTTCAGTCATGACACCAGTTTGAGAGTCTTTGATTTCTCCCAAAATCTTAGTTGCAAATGCTTCGATGATATGAGGTACTTTAAGTTTTCCATCATATCCTTCGTTTGAGTTGATGAAATGGTAGTCAATATCATCTGCTTTAACTGCTCCAGAATCACCTTTTGGATCTAGTGTCAAGTCCATTGCTCCAGGGAAACGGAATACTTCATCATAAGTAATCACTCCGTCTGCTCCAATTGTTTTAACTGGTGCAACGTGAACATTTTTTAAACCAAACGTTACTTTGTTTTCGGGCATGTCATTCCTCCTTAATATAAATAGACTGTATAAGGCTTGACATATAGCCTTTCAGTCTCGATAAATGTTTCTTCCTGAGCTTCAAAAAAGAGCTCGTGGGATTTCCACAGCTCTTCTAGTCGCTCTTCCAAATCTTCATCCTTGCGTTCAAATGCTAGCTCAACTGTCACACTCTTAATCTCATGATTAACTGTGTTGTCAGCTGCATTGATTGCTGGACTAGATTCGTAATAAATCAGGTAAGGCATATCTGGGGCATCGCCCTCTTTATACGCTCGGTAAGTTACAGGTAAAGTTGATTTCTCTAAAATATCAGCAAACTCTGAAAGTTTCATTGGCCAATCTCCTTGATTCTTTTTTCAAAATTCTCGATAGCTTTTTCTTCAACTGGTTTAATGTGAACTATACCAGATACACGACCACCACCTCGTAGTATGTGCCCGTTCTCAAGTAGGTGAGTAAGACTGGCGACAGAATTAAAGACAACATAAGAGCCATTTGCTAGCTTTTTCTTTTTCCATCCTTTGCGATATTTTCCGTATCTTTTCGGACTGGTCTGTCTTAATTCCTGTACTGCTTCCTCTGCTACCTCTTCAGCAATCTTTTCCACTCCTTCTGAAAACTCAGTTGAGTATGAAGCTAGCTCTTTTGCAATGAAATCAGCGAGGTCAATACTCATTCTAATTTCTCCGATAAAGTCAATTCCAAAATTTCAGAATCAATTGGATAGTTTTTTAAGACACGATATTTTTTGCCTTCAAATGTGGCATGTTCTTGGTTGTCGTATTCAAAATTATGAACTTCAACAACTAGACTAGGTCTTAATCCTGATTGATTTGCTTGATAAAATTCAGAGCGAGTAACTTTCTTTTTGCGACACAGAATTGTCACTTCTACTTCTTCGTAGATTGGTTGTTTGAGCTTGTCCTTACCTTTGATTTTTCTAGAGGTCAGTGTGATTTCATTATTCCACATTCTTAACCTCTTTCTTTGACGATAATTGCAAATTGTGTAATCGCCACTGAAGGTGTCGTGGCATATCCACTCCACCTTCATAACGATATGCAGCATAGTCAACGATAAACATTTCATGATCAGCACGGTCACCGACAAGCTCAATACCGAGATTATCGGTCAATTCAGTGATGACACTTGAAATGATTTTTTCTAGTGGCTTGTCTCTCAGTTTGGTTGAAATACCTAACTTGAGTTTCAGCAACTCTAAAAGCTGAGATTCATTCATGTTTATTCCTCTTCTTTTACTACTGGCTCTTCTTTTACAACTGGTTTAGCTTTTGCTCTTTTAGGTTTTTCGTCTGGTACTTCCTCAATGAAGATTGAACCAGCACTATTTAACCCATTCAAAAGACCGTTGATAAAAGTTTCAGTTGGTTTATGCCCTTCACGAGGAAAGGCATCACCAACTGAGTAGTCATGTTGTTCAGGATCATTTAAGTCCTTAAATGGACGGATTACTGTATAGCTCAAAAGCCACCTCCTTATCCGACTGCGTCAGTATAAGTACCGAAGAATCCAGCAGCTTCATCTACTTTCTTAACATCCAAGCGAATGAATAGTCCAAGCAATTGACCATAAATGTCATTGTTTACCCATTTAACTGACACTTGAGAACGGTCAAATAATCCAACGAATTCAGCGATGTCACCGATAAAGAATTTCATATCACGCTCGCTACCAAATACTGTATCATCTACTGTGTAGATAGTCTTGCCACCGAATGAGTAACCAGTAGGTGATGTGACATCTGGTTGGAGCATATAGTTTCCATTTTTATCTTTCACTTTATCAAGCGCTGCAAACATTGATTGAGTTACTACGATACTTGCTTTATAAATTGGTTTAAGTTTTTTGTTGTAGATGTCTTTGATACCATCAAATCCAGTAGCATCGGCTGGAGTAGCTGTTTTTAGAACTTCTGCAACCAATGAAAGTTCAGTGTTTTCCCCTTGGTTAAACACTTCTTCTTCGACAATTTCCATGATGTCGTAATCTGCATCATCAATCATTTCTTGTGATACTGGGATATAGCCACGGTATGTTTTGATTGAGTAAGTAACATCAGTGATGTTTGGTTTTGCAAGTTCTGGATTAGCCTTCAATTCATCTGTTGATGACATTTTGGCATCACTTTTCTTGATAACTGGATATTTACCACCACCGCTGTTGACTTTTACACGCTTCACAAGGTCTAAAAGTGGATTGCGTGTTTTGTTTACAAAGTGTGGTTTTAAGACTTCAGTAGGGATTAGAGCTGCACTTCCTGAGTCAGTGGTTTTCAATCCTACGATGTCACGAGTTTCACCAGAGCGAATGTATTTTGCAATTGCATCACGTTGTTCCAATTTTTGTCCTCCACGTTGTTCTTCTTTCTTTGGATAAGTTGGTGCTTTACGATTTAGTTCTTCAACTTGTTTTTTTAGATCTTCGATTTCTTTTTCAAGTTGTTCTTTTTCTGCTTCCATTTCATCCAATTCTTTTTGAATTTCTTCAAGTTTTTTTTCAACTTCTGAAACTTCTTCTTCAGTTCCAGCTTGTTCCAATTTAGCAGCTTCAAGTTCAGAGCGTTTGTTCAATTCCTCGATTGATTCTTCAAGCTCTACTACCTTATCTGCTTTATTGCGCATACGAGCGCCTAAAATCAATGATTTGTGCATAGATTAAATTTCTCCTTAATTTCTTTCTTGCGCTTGTCTAGCGCTTCACGATTGGCACGCTGTTGACTTTCAAAGTCTTTCTGTCGTGCAGCAATTTCCGTTTGTGGATATGCTGGGAAAGTACATGGGCTTACTTCAAAGATTTCTAATTCTAAGATAGTGTCCAGGTACGAACCATCAGCACGTTCTTCTGTGTCGATTTTAATCGGGATAAACCCAAAACTACATCCGACAACATCACCACGTTGAACACGAGCATAAGCTCCGATAGCTTGCGGGTCTTCTTTATTGATGATGATGTCCCCGAAAAGTCCGATTTCATCAACACCTAAAGTAACCGTTCCATTTCCAGTACGACCAAGCACTAAACTATCATCATGGTTAAACAATGCCCTGATGTCAGCGTTTTGGATTGCTTTTTCAACACCTTCACGCTTAATCACTTCAAAGTAACCTGGCCATAATTCAGTAACTTCATCGAACTTGATAAAGTACCCACTCAAAATTAAATCACCAGTTTCGGTTTCTTCTCGTGTTTTGAATTGAGCGGTTCGATAACTATTGCGTTTGTTCATCTTCTTCCTCACCTCCTTTCAACTTTTTCTGGTCCCCAAGTTTATCTTGTGGGATATAGTTTTCAAGAGCAAGGAGCTCATCCATATCAGGATCAGGTGGCATTCCTAACCAGTCTCTCCACTCGTTTCTACGCATTGCCATGCTATTGGTCATCTGTTGTGCTACTGATGACAATTCTGTAATGTCGTAAGAATATAACGAACGAGCGTTAAGTTTGAAATACCGATTGTTTGAAACTAGTAAATCTCTAGTTAAGGTCTGAGTGATTGTTGTAGCAATACTCATGACTGTTGTGTTGACAAAGTTGTTGTATTCTTCTTTATTGAAATTCCCAACTCCCAAAATAAAAGCTGGAACTCCCAAAAGCCCAGCAACTGTTTTCTTGTCAATTTCAACAGATTCATTGATAGCAATATCTTTCAAACTGAGTGGTTTAACCTGCTCAACGCTCATAAGAGCATCAGGGATAATCCACGGTTCGCCAGATTGGCTAGTGCTAAGATATTTCTTAGCGACTAGGTCACGACCTTCTTGAGTTGCTAAGTCTCCACTCGAAGAATCAACTTTCACAATCAGACTTGGAACGTTCTTCCCACTCATAAATCCTTTTTTAATCTGAGTAGCAAGGTTTAAATTCCTGACAATATCTCTCAGAGCAAGTCTATATCCAGTACCTACAAATGGATTGTCTGGGTCTGGATTGATTGCAAAGTGTATGATTTCGCTTGGATTGTAATCAGTGCCACGATAATTCACGATATAACCGACATCATCACTTTTGAAAGAAACTTCACTCATTGCGAATGGTCTTAGGTTCAAAATATAATCATTCACAGGATCATACTCAACATGAAGAACCGAATTACCATCACCAAACAATAATAGGTCACGCACAATCTTGAAAATCCAAGTCTTGCGAGTCATATTGTCGCATGGGTTTACATCTATTTTTCTAGCTAGTCCGTCTTTAATTCTGATATCGCCTTTGTCGGTATTCTCCATCAAGTGAATAGTCATATTAGATACCATGTCAGCAACCTTATTGACTGCTGCAATCACATCAGGATTGCGAGCTAAAGGAACATAGCCATCACCATCAAGAAATAAACCAAAGTCAGAATGAGTGATGACATTTGTGCCACTTTGAGTTTTACCTCGTTTCAAAATCCTATCTAAAAGCCCCATTTTCTCACCTCCTTTCCCTCTACTTGAAGAAGCTCATGACATCTTGGTTCTTACCAAGATTTGCAAGAGCTTGAATACAAGCAAAAACGCTGGCATCGAACAAGTCAATTCTTGCAGTACCACCGTCACCATCTAATTTTTCATATTGCACAGCATCATCCACTTTCTCAATAGCTCTGACATTACTTACACAATACTCGTAAGCGTCGGAATGAAGATAATAAAATTCTTTATTTTTTACCTTGAACTCAATCCGTCTGAATCCCTCTGACTTTAGATAGAAAAGCTGGGGTTGGTCAATCATCTTAAACCGAGCTTGTTTCATTTTCGTCAGGAATTCACGACCAAACTTCCTATCCATACCGACAGCAGCAATCTTGAACCCTTTCTCTCTCATCTTGATGAACCATTTAACGATATCATCATAGAGAACTGTTGGAGTATTACTCATAGTTAGCCAGCCATCAGACTGCCAACCAAAGAGAGGAATGCCATCATCATTGGCTTTCTTCTGAGCGTTTACCCGAGGGAAAAAAGCGTGTGTGATACAGATGTCAACATCTTTATCACCGTCATGATAGACTCCGTATAATGCAGCAGCGGTCAAGTCATGCAATCTCGATAAGTCAGCTCCACCATACCATTGAATAGGCAAGCGTGCCAGTTCTTCCAAAGTCCAATCATAGCAACTGTCTGAAGCAATGAACTCATCAGGATTGAAATAAGCATTCATAGAGTTTGTGAATACATTCAAAGTCTTATTGAAAAACTCATTCCTAGTCTGTGGATCATTCATAGCTTGCTCAGCTTCAGCTCTCAAAGCAGGCATGGACACCGTGACACCCCAAGACGGATTTGCCATTTTCAAAACATTATCATCAAGATAGTCACCAACATCACCATCAGTTGTCTGATTGGCTTTACAAATAAAGATAAATAAAGCCTCATCCTGTACCAACTGCTTGAGCACTTTCTGACAGTATTTCAAGCGATTAGCAAGAAAGCCTGTTGGAATATCCCCAGCTGTAGAGATAACAAAAAGCATACTGTTACGGTATGCTGACATTGTTTTCTTCATAAGACCATACTTCTTAGAATTTCGCATGGTGTGAGCTTCATCGATGACCGTGACATTGCCATTGAGAGAGTCTAAACGACTTTCATCATTGGCCAGTGCTTGAATATAGAATGACCCATCGTCTCCAAAATTAGCTGTGATAGAGTGTTCTTGGTTGTTGTCCTTGATGCGTATAGATTTTTCATTCCATCGTTCCACGTTGAATTTTATGAAATTAAAAGCTTCCAGTGCTTGCTTAACAGAGTTGGCCACGATATAGCATTTTGAACCACTATCGGCATCCAAAATCTGATAAAGTAGAGCAATAGCAGCAGTAAAACTGGTCTTACCGTTTTTCCGTGCCAGCATTATCAAGGCTTCCTTGAACCTACGCTCGTTTGTACCAGCGTGATAGAACCCAAAGAGATTGACAACTGTGAAATGTTGCCACGGTTGTAAAATCAAAGGCTTATTACGGATAGACATGGCAAACATGTCATCTCCTTGCTGATGAACAATTGAGTTCTCAATGAAGTGAACAGCGAAATCCACTATATCCCCATCAAGCTCATATGCTGGATTTTCTAAATCCCTCAAAAAGCGTTCAGCAGCCAAAATCCGTTCTTCGTTATGTTCCTCTTGATAGCTCAGGACATAATCAACATAGGCTTTAGCTTTTCCAAGATTGGTTGTAGCGTGGCGAAAATCGGCAAAACGTTTTTCGAAGTCTTTATCCATCTTTCACTCGCTTCTTTTTCAGTTCATTCTTAAACTTCAGAACTTCGGTAAGAACTGAATCACCTTCTTGTTCTACTACCTCACCGAGTGATTTCGGGTTCATCATCAACTGATTAGAGTAGCTGAGAATGTCTTTCCTCAAAATTTCCATCGCTGTCAAGATTGGAACTTTACGTTCGTTCTCAGCACCAGCCTTATTGACGTAGGTGTCTGTTACTGGATAACCCATGTCAGCATAATCTTGAGCAAGTTTCTGATACTGATATAGCATGCCTGCAAAGATGTCAATGATCATTTCAAACTCTTTACGATAAGTGCCCAAGTCTTTCATCTGCTTGACCACTTTTGACTTAATCGACTTCGCTGTAATAGGTTTAGCCAAAAAACTACCTCCTTCTGTCAAAATTGCTTAGTTTTTATCCCCTTTTTGTTTGAAGGCCCCCGACTTGGAAAAAGTTCCCTTCACCGGTACCCAACAGCCCAAAAAATATTTTTTTTAGGTGGGGGGGTTAAAATAAAAAATCAAAAATTTTAAAAATTCGATTTTTACAAAATTTCATTTTTTTGATTTTTTAAAAAATCCTCAAAATCCTTTTTTCGTTTTTTCTGCCAATATAATCCCTGGTTAATTACTTTGTCATTAACTCTATCATGAAACGTGTTATGTTTTTTGTTTGTCAATGGCAAACAATTCCATTCAACGAATTCAAGTTCAGGATATTCTGACACAGGAAAAATATGATGGACCATTTCTGCTTGAGTAGAAATTCCGTAACGCAAACTTTCTTGACAAAGGTAATCATGTCTACGCATTATCTTGTCACGAAACTTCTCCCACTTCTTAGACTTTAAGGTTGGTCTGATAGATTTGTTATACATCTCAAACATCCTTTCTCAATACAAAAGGGACAGGTCAATGACCTATCCCATCTCATACAAGAAATCTATGCTACCATAATAATTCTTTTATTGTGAGAAAACAATAGCTTTTATTCTCACTTTAAAAATTATTGTGGATTGTCAGGTAAGTTAAAACGTTTCGAGACGAATTCTGAAACTTGTGGATCTGTGTCTGTATCTACTTCTGATTCTGGAATTGTAGAAACTTTTGTTGCAGAATCTTCTAGTATTTCTTTTTCCCAATCTACAAGAATGTATATACAATCTGGTCCAAACTTTTGTGGAACGACATTGTATCCAACTATCTTGAAGTTCACTTCAGGATTATTTTTAATGTCTTTGTTCAGTTTGTTAACTGCTCCAGATTCAAACAATATATCGCGATATTCTTTTATCATGTTATACTCCTTTTTCTATGTTGTTTTCCCCCTCACTTTCACATATCTTATATTTTGTTAAACTCACTCTAAAACTTAAACCCTTACTAGTCATAGGTTTTAAATCGTTTCATTTTTTTAGTTTATGCTTAACTCATTATGTGAAAGTGATATCTAAAAAATTAAATGACAAAGTTCCGTAGTGCATCATCAAGTTCTGCTTGTTCAATTCCTATGTATCTCAGTGTGATTGCTGGTGATGAGTGATTAAACATCTTCTGTAATGTTCCTACGTCCTTTGTCTTATTGTAGTATTTATATCCAAAAGTCTTACGCATTGTGTGTGTTCCGACATTGTCAATGCCTAACTCTTCTGCTGCTTCATGGATGATTTGATAGGCTCGCTCACGAGTGATCGCTTTATTCTGCCCTTGCCTGCTTTTGAATAAGAAATGATGAAATGGTTTCCCTTCGACATATCGTCTCATTTCTTTTTTGAGTTCTTTAGTCATCCGTCTAGTTATCTGCTTACCAGTCTTTCGTTCCCTTAGCTTAATGTGCCATCCTTGGACATCTTTCACTTTTAAGGTAAGTATATCTCCAACTCGCAATCCAGTATTCAGACCTGTGATGAATAACATGTAATACATCTCATTCCATTCTTTCAGATAATCTTTCATGGCCTGGATGTCATCGCTATCTTTTATTGGTGATACATATTCCATATTATACCTCCTTTCTATAAAACAAAAAGCCAGCTCTTTGCTGACTTTTGACGATACTTCTGTTGGACAACTTTTCTGACTAGAATTAAGGATGTCTCCCAAAGTGTGATTTGTGTTTTTGTTTCAGAAGTTCATGCTATCATGATATTTCGTTTAAAGTGAGAATACAAGAGGTTTTATTCTCATTTTATGCAATCCCTTTGATTTTTGCATAGGTTTTTAAAATTGTTTTCCTTTTACGATAAATGGTTGCGTCACTCACGAATAGTTTGCCAGCGATTTCTTCCCATTCTAATTCTGACTGCCCCCATCTTAAATCAAAAATTTCACGTTGTTCTGTTGTCAATTGTTCTAAGAATGTTTCAACAGTTTCTTTGAATAACTCAAGATTCCTTAAAGGTACATCACTAGATAACTTTATGACAGTGTTTTCGGTTGGTTTGCTAATTTTATTCCCTCGACTGCCAACGAGCTCTTCACCATTTTTTGCCATAACTTCAGCTGTTCTAACCCAGATATCACGATCTACTTCTTTAAATTTTAAAAGTTCTCTATCTAGATAATATAGTTCACGACTATTCAGTGCTCTCAAGTGTTACCTCCTTTATTTAAACTTTCTAGTGTGTTCATGTTTTTATCCTCCTAATTCACTAAAAGCAACTTCCCATCTGTAATCGTCATATTTCAGGACGGTGTCTTTTAAAATTTTTCCTTTCGAAATTTCGATTTCTTGAGTGAACTCAAAACCTTTTTCGAAAGTAAAAATCTTAATATCTACATCATGTTTTTTTGATAATTCTACAAAGTTATCAGGAATGGCTGCCCACGCTTGAGAGAAATTTTGAATTTCTATTGTTTCAAAAACATCTTCAAAATACAGTTCTATTCTCTCGCATTTTATAAATGCTCTTCTAGTTTTGTTAATACGAATGGATGAAGAGCCAATGCTCTCTATAACCAATAATTCTCCATCATCTTCATAAGATATGTCGTTTAACTTAAAAAACATATCTTTCAGAGCTGACTTAATATTCTCAGATCGTCCTCGTAATTTGATTGTGCCTTCTGCCCAGTTTGGCATTATATACCTCCAGTATTTGAGGTAGTTATATTTCTACCTCTTCCCCTACTTCAATATTTTTATACCGTTCTTCACTAACCACAAACACGTTACCGTTTACTGTGATAGTCAATAGCTTTCCAATTTTTCGTTTTTCTGTAACCTTGCCAGTAATCTGATATTTACTATCGGCGTGATAGACTAGCAAGGGTTTCTGTGCTTCACGTTGCATGAATAGCAAGCAAGTAGTAAGCAAGGCATAGCCAATTAAAAAGCGTTTCATTCCCTAGTTTCTCCCGTGATTTCATTTCGCTCAACTCTTAACTTAAAGCAGTCATTGTCACCTGTGCGAAATATTGTAATCTCTTCACCCCACTGACTTTTTGTGTAAGGGTATCTGTTTGGTCGTTTCATCAATGTAAAACACCTCCATTCAATTTATTCCATTCTTCTTTAGTAAATCCTTGACTAATGGTTATTTCAAAGTTTCTAAGAGTAAATTCATCAGATTGTAATTTACTTGCATTAATGTTTCCAGATTTTATAACACTAGCATTTGGAAGAAAAGTTTCAACAATTCTTCCCATCGCCATAAAAATATCCCCTCCATCTGTGCTCAATTTAACACCTATCGGATAACTGTTATAAATTCTACGAAACTTCATAATCAATCGTTTTCGTGTTTTATTTAGAGACATCACTCCACCTCCTCAATCTTTAT